TGCCATCAGAAGCGCGACTCTTAGTAAACCAGTCACGCAAAGAATAATCACCACTTTTGTTTGCTTCTTCAAGAGGATTCTCCATGTAACCAGCAGCTGCATCCATATTGTGCTCAGTATCAGTAATCTTTGCCTGAAGCCAAGCTGGAATATTTTTTTCTTTTTTACCTAGTGCTTTACGAAGTGTTTTAATATTTCTCTCAGTTTTTGCTAACTGAGATTGTGCCATTGAGACTTCATGGTCTTTTTCATAGTCTTTTGCTTCGTTCACTTTCTTTCTTCCTTGACAATGTGCTCGCTGAGAGAACCCTTTTGGATTATCGCAATCGATGGACCTCCTGTATGCTGCACTCCAACCTTCTGATACTCCTCCGCTATCAGAGCTCCCAGAAGAGTCCCCATTCCCACTTCCATTGCCATTTGTACCATTGCCATTCTTTTTGGTCTCCTCTTCTTCTTTATGCTCGCTATCTTTCATAATACGACCAGTAGACGCCATAAGGTGCCATCCCTTAGGGATCTTCTTACACTTCTCAGAAGTGAAACAATAGTAATATCCTTTCTTGCAGGACCTCTTCGCCATACTTATGCGTCTTGTGACTTATTATTATTTAGAAAACCTTGCTTAAGTAGTTTCGACAACTCACTAGTAGAACCAACAAACAAGGCGTTATTTGTTACATTATTTGTTGTTTGTTTAACAGTGTCTTCTTCCAAATCTTTGAGTTTCTTCTGCAAGTCTGCCAACTTATCTGTTGTATCGGCAACACTTTTAATAAGTTGACCAGCAACTTCATATGCTCTTGGACTTGCACTTTCGCCAGCAAGTTCCATGATACCGTTGATTGCCTCTTGCCCCTTTTCTATAAGAGAGTACAAGTTTGCTCTGGTGTATTCATAATCTTTTCTAATGTCATTAGTAACTGGCACCGAAGGTTTTACAATCGGTGCTTTTTCTGTTTCAACAATGCTACTCTCAATATCGAGTGCCTTGTCAATGGACTCATAATTATCTTTCATGGATTATCAGGGGAGATCAGTTTGGCGAGTTGGGCTATATTCTTTTCCGTCTGAGAAGAATGACCACTCTTCATCAAAACCAAAGTTGTCGCCTGGTTGTAGAAGAGCACTGTCAGCAGAGTTAATTACGCCATCATTATTTTTATCTTCAAGTGCTCTTGGTTCAACGGTATATCTCATTTCACGTTTTGCTGTTGCAGTATCTGTACTAGTATAAAGATCCACTTGAACCTTACGAATAAGACCATCGCTGCTGTCTGCAATAGGACCAAACAGATAGGTTTTTGCTGTAAATTGTAATGTGTGTATTAATGCTCTTCTAGTATCAAAGTTTCCTTCATAATCATCTTGAAAACTTACAGAGTCTAGAATAATTGGAATGTCTCTCTTTTCTCCAATGGAGTCTATAAGATCCACTGTCAAATTGAAGTGAGGTTGAAAGTATGGTAGAATCTGCTCTATAACTTGTAAAGAATCATCATTTAATTTTGAAAGAATATTAAGTTCAAATCCAATGTTATAGGGAACAGGCATAAAAACTTTTTTTGCTTTGCTGCCATCATCGCAAGTCTTAAAAGTTTGTACTAAACTTGCCTTTCTGGTTGGATCGTATTGAATAGATGTCATCTCAAATGACATCCTTGGTAAAGTAATCTGTATTGGTTTGTTTAGTTCTGGTTGTTGTGTAATTCTTGCTAAAAACTTTTGGCTGGGACCATATGCCAAAGGTACTTTCATATCACTGATGTCATTCCCATTTTGATTTTGATGACGAATATGAATATCGTTAAATAACGTTCCAAACGCTATAATCGTCTTTCTAATTATCTCGTGATAATAATAAGTTCCTAACATTAAAATATACCAAATGGATTAGTTTCTGAAAAATCTACGATATCGTCGGCAAGCCTTTCGAACTCATCATTTTCAGTGTATTTATCATATGTATCATCTTGTACGTGAATTCTGAGAGGATATTCAGTACCAGAATCTTTTCCAATGATAGTTTCTCCCGGATAGAAACCAAGTTGTGTCGAACCAATACTTACATTTGATACCTTAAGTATCTTAGTATCTTGATCCCATTCTTTAACTCTTGCCTCAGTTCTAGATCTAGATCCATAGACAATTTCATTGAAATAATAGGTTCCTAATCCAACAGAAAGTGCTTCTGGATCTGAAATAGTAACAGCAGGTGCTGAACTATATCCTCTTCCTGGATCAGATATGTATATTGATTTAACAACAATATCATTTCCATCAATACCAATCGAAGCAATACCAACAGCAGTCTTCGCAATTCCACTTGATGGTGGAGCAGCAACTGTAACGATAGGAACGGTACTATATCCAACACCACCATCAGTAACTGAGAATCTAATAACACCTTGACCACTAGTTACAATGGAACAAGTTGCTGCTGCACCAGATCCACCGCCACCAGATATTGTTATTGTTGGAGCAACAGTATATCCAGCACCAGCATTTGTTAAAAGAATATTTTTGAGAGAAGTTACTCCACCTTTGGTGGTAACAAATCCAACAGCAGTTGCATTATCCCCAACCTGACCTGTTGGTGATGATGTAATTGATATTGTTGGTGCTGATGTAAATCCATATCCATCATTATTTAAATATATTCTATCAATATATCCACTAGCAATCGACCCTTGAATAAAAGCAACCGATGTTGCTGTTCTTCCTACCCCAACAAGTTGAAGAGTAGTGATATAACCCTGGTCTTGAAGTTGAGTATCAATTTCCTCAATAGTGGTATCAAGAATTTCATCTTCATATTCGAAGAGTTCACATTTCAACTGGTAAACATAGTTTTTACCTAACTGATAAAACGGATCTTCATGCTCTACAAATTTAACTTCAAATAATCTTTGACCTAATGGAAAATATACTAAATCTCCCTCTCTTGGTCTTGTTGGGGTCGGTAGAATACTAGTATCAGTTCCATCATCTTGACCTGCCATAAATGGCGCAATAAAATCTTCGAATCTCTCTTTTGATATTGTAATAATTAACTCATCTCTAACACTAACACCAAACTTAGTTAAAATATCTCCTGCTCCCCCATATCCATCAAACGTATTAACATACGCTTCGATAGCAAAGTTATCATCAAACTTAGATGATTGAACTTCTTCTATGATCGTTTTGGTGTTTACATATTTCCTTGGAATATAAACTACCTCAACACCATGAAATTTTAGGTGCTCATTAACTATATCCTGAACTAGTCTCTGTTCAGAAGCAGTTCCTTGTAAAAAGAAGGGATTAAGTGCCATTATCCAATAAAGTCGAGAGGTGGAAGTTCATATTCCATTGTCATTCGTGATTTGATATCACTCAATTCTTGTTCTGCTGCTTGATATATCTCCCCACCATTCAATTCAATTCCACCAGGAAGTTTAACACCTTTAAACTTGCTAAGATTTTGACCCCACTGTCTTTTAATCAGTGCCGTTAAATATTTTTTCAAGAAACTATCATTATAAATTTGGGAGAAGGAAGCAGGATCTAATGCTCTATAACATTCCAATACAATAAACTCACCTGCGGTCTGTGAACCCCAATCAATGTCAAGATATAATCTATCTTGTCTCTTATTGAATCTTATTTGTTTATCTGTCGTAAGTAAGAAGTCAATATCTTCAAGATATGATTTGACCATTGAATATTGTAAAAGTTCAACCGAGTTAAAATAATAAAGATCGTTTAAGAACAATTGGTATTTGATACTAAACATTCCACCAGAGATGGAACTAGTATCAAATTTAAATATTCTTTCTATACCAATTACCGATTCTGGTACTTGAATATAATTAGAAGTTTCATAAAAACTGAATGTAGTTGCAGCACCAACAATATTTGATGTTCCTGTTGTTGTTACAATCCCAACACCAGAAGTACCAGATGCTCTCCCTCGGTTTAAATCATCCTCTGTTATTTTGTACTTCAAGTACATTTTTTCAACACCATCATAATGACGTTCATTAAAGTATTGAATGGCATCATCAACTAGATCATCAATCTGATCATCGTCAACATTAATTTCAAGTACAGGAGCACCTAACTGGCGAAGACAATAATCAATTAATTGCTGTCTAGTTGCTGGTTTTGCCATATTCTTACTTTGTTTTTTCTTCTAATTTTTGTTTCAAGTCAGCATTCTCTTGAAGCAAAGATTCTATTTGTTCCTTATAATCTTGATTTAAGGTAGCAAGCTTTGCTTCAAGAAGTACATTTTGATTTGTTATTGATGATAGTTTTGAATTATAAAGTTTAATTAAAACGTTCACATCCACTTCATTTTGATTTTCCATTTATTTTAGAAGTTTCCTCCATCAAGGGTTGAAGTCCAAGTCGGTTTATTAGTATATATTACGGTTACGGCAGAAGGAATTGAGGAAAGGTCTTCAATAAATCCATTTTGACCTTCTCTTCTGATATTATAAGTATTGGTAAATGTACCCTCAACACCAATGAGATCTACACTAGATGCAGAAGACACAGATGTCTCAACTACACCATAAGCACCAGATGAATCTTGTCTAATGATGTCACCAGCACTTGCTGTAATTGCAGAACCAAGGGACAAGGTATTCTTAGTAACGGCAGTTAATACCTGTTTTGATGTAATCGTTGGTGATGCAGGATTATTAGTAGATCTTTGCAGACCAGTGTCATCAAAGAATACAACTCCATTAGTATTATAATCACCTGACTGATAATAGATACCTTTAATATCAAGGAATCCTTTGGTTCCACCTACAACACTATTGGTGATAGTAGCGTCTGGAATATAAGTCCATCTTCTGCTATCATCAGCATGAGTTCCATTTGTTAATGTAGTTACAGTGCTATCAGCAATTGAACTATCATCAAAACCAAAGAATCCATTCTTGGCATTTGCAGTTCCACTGCTGGTATTATAAGCAAACGAAATACCTCTGTCGGTATTGCTATCGTATGCGTGAGTGATAGTTAACTGTGTGGTAGTTGCAATACCAGAGACTGTATTGTCGTTAATCGTGATTATTTTAGTTACAGAATCATATGCTGTAACAGTAGAAATTCCAGAACCAGATAATCCAGCATTACCACTAACAATGTCGCCAGTGTTAATTCCTACAACAGAGTCGAGTGTGATTGTATTAACACCAACTGCAACTGTTGCCATGACAGTTCTTACACTGGTGACATCACCAAGGTGTAAAATTGGATCATTTACTGTTGAAACTGTTGAATTAACCTGAGTGGTTGTACCATCTACTTGAAGGTTGCCTTTAATAATAACCGTACCTTCATTACTCAATCCGTCTGGATATGGATCAAGATATAAGGTATCAGTTCCACCAGGAATTGTGGAAATGATATTTTCGGATATTTTTACTTGATCAAAGATGGAATCGCCACTTACAACTACATTTCCACCAACATTCAAATTCTTCTCAATTCCAACACCACCCTCTACAACCAGAGCACCGGTGTCTTTATCATTAGATTGAGTTACATCGCCAATGTTAATTGCTACTCCATCAGCAAAAAACCAATCTGCACCCTCAATTTCAAAATTATCACTTCCAGCTTCATCGTAGCGCATCGCTACGTTGTCATCATTACCGAAGTTTAAATAAGTATCATCTGGTAATCTTACACTACCAATACCATTTGGGTCAATATTAATATCTCCATCAGTATTTGTTGAAGATATCGTATTTAAATCAATTCTTATATTATCTACGTTCCACTGGTCTACTTTAAGTGAAGACGCTCCTCCAAGACCAGAGTTTGTTGCTGGTGCAAGAACTGCAACAACACCGTTATCCTGGTTTCTGGTATTTTGAATACCGTCTACTGCACCAGGTTGGTGCTCCATCATGGAGGTGTAGTAGTATCCACCAACTGGATTGGCATTAGTGCCGTCATCTCCAAGGAAAATTCTATCCTTATATTGGTTTAAACCACCATAACTACCAATACCAGTTACGTATCCAAATTCGCCCCATTGCAGACTTGATGGTTTATTAGTACCTGAGGATCTTTTGATCCTGATAATACTTGCCATTTAGAAATTTCCCCCGTTGATGTCTAAATTCTGTGTTGCACCTGGTGTAAGTGTCAGTGTGGCGTCCCACTTTCTAGTGCTACCGTTGTATACAAGAACCATTCCATTCTGTAAATTGGTAGCATTAACATCACTAAGTTCGGCTAATGACAGTCCCTGAGCCCCAGCAAGTGAAGAGATAACTTTTACTGCCGGTTGTTGACCTACTCTGACTTTAATTTCAGCCATGTATATTGTAACAGTTCAGGATCTAAGAAGTATTTATATTGTTAGGAACCCATAAGAGCAGTCACAACTTCCTGTTGTTTGAAGTAGAGTTTAATATATGCTTTTGCTAAAAGTCTCAATTCTTCTACAGAATCTAACGAATCAATTTCTGATGCAAGTTTAAAATATTCAAAACTCTTAGATAAATTTTCTAATTCAATTTTGTCGGGATCCATTAGTAAGCTCCTTTAATAGAGATTTAATTTCATCAATATCACTTTTAATTTGATCTAATTCACTCTTCTCCCTCTGCTTTTGTTCTTTCATTCTAATATACTGGGCATATCCACTTTTGTCGGTATTAATAATAGCACCTGTACTACCATCCCTAAAAAGTTGATTATGCCCTTCAACAGGAATCAAATTATCGTCAGAATCATTCATTTTATGCCAGAGCAATACATCTAAAATCTTTCAGTTTAACTGGTGTTGATTCATTTGTAGAAGACATTACTACTTTAATAGCGAAGGAATCAAATTGTTCTAGATTATTTGCAGTGAACTGATATTCCGAATATGAACCAATCTGATTTGCAGATACAAATGCATCCGCTCTTCCACTATTCTTATCGGGATCAATTACTCTATCACCGTAACCATCACCATCAGTATCTATCAAATTATCATAACCAGGGAATGGTACATATGCCTGAAGCACTTCGCTAGAATCTGCTTTAAAGAGTCTATAGAATACTCTGAAATCTGCACCTTCTTGTCTACTTGCAGCAATAATAACTCTAAGACTTGTCGCTGGTTGTTGCAGTGAAATAGCCTTAGTTACAAATACTGAACCATGAGGGTCACCTTTAACATTATTAGATCTGCTATCTAATGTGTAGTCTGTAATAGGACTGTTGGTCTTATTTCTTCCTAAAATGAATGCTGCATTTTGAATATCCATCACTGGCGACAGATCTTCATTTTCAGTTTTAAAGTCAACTTTCAAAGTTAATGACTTATTCGATGGAAGAGTTGTTAACCTTTCCAATTCGTTTACTCTAGAAGCAACCATTCTTGGAGTACGGAATCTCATTACTCTATTAAGAGGAATTGGTTCGTATCCACGATCTAAGAATGAGACCTCATTTCCACCAGCACTGGTTCCTGTGACAGTTCTAATTTGACTTGAAACTGCTGTTCCTTTTCCTGGTGTGATGACATTAAATGATGCTTCAAGACTGCTAAACTGATGATTCTGAGAAATACCAACAGTATTACCTCCAAACCCTTTTTGTGAAGCAAAGTTAATCATATTAAATCCAGAAGATCTATCTGATGGTGTAGATCTATCAAATTCTAAGAAGTAAGTATCAAGATTTGAATTCTCGGATCTGTAGTATGTTGAAGGAATATCATGATCTGTATTAATTCTCATCAGAGAAACGCCATTAACTTCATATGGTTGAATGAAATCATTTGAGGTATGAATGGTTTTTACTGTTCCATTTAATGCTCTACCATCAATTGTTAAAGTTCCTGCTCCACCAGATCCAGCAGTAATATTGCTATAAGAAACAACTTCATTTTGAATCAATGCATATCCACGACTGGTTGTAATTCCTTCAAATTTATTAAAGACACTTGTATTTGCTACTGATATAATAGTATCATTCAATCCAAATTGTCCGGTGAGAGATACTTTTTCTCTGTCAGGTAATACATCAACAATAGAAATCTTATTATTTCCACCATGATGTGCGTGATTATACTGCTTAATCTGGAACACATTGCCAGTGTATTTGTCATCAATCAAACTTGATGTTCCATTAACTGATGCAACTGTATTTGTTCTAGATGCCTCACTATCAATATCTGTGTAGTAAACAATAGTAGATGAGTTTGTAAAGTTTTCACCCTGAACATTTGTAAGATAGATCGTATCAAATGTTGGATTTCTAGATGTAACTCCAATCTTAGCACCAGTTCCTTTACCAACACTACTTGTAGTGATTCCAAGGACTTCTCCATCAACATAACCAGAACCATTATTTGTTAAAGTTACACTACTTACCTCATTACTACTAATAACTACTGTTGCTTCTGCGTTTGTACCATTACCACTAATAGAATAAAGTGGAACTCCTGTAAATGTTCCGTTTGAATATCCAACACCAACAGAGATTATGGATGAAGAAGAAATTGGACCACCAAGATTTTCAACAGTACCGGTTATACTTGGACTTGATCCTTGACCAATCTTTGTTCCAATAAGAATTTGTGTTTGAACAGTTCCATTTACTCCTGATACGGGAAGTTTTAACTTTCTTGGCAAACCTTCGATTGGATTGTCAACCAATGCGGAAGTGTTGTCTCCCTTTGGTGTAATATCAGTATTGTAGAAGGTAAGTGTTCCAGAAGGAACAAACTTTGCTTTGTAAAGTTTAAACGTCAAATCTTGATACTGACTTGGAGTCCAAATAGTACCATTTTGGGACTTGAATAAAGAACCACCAATGTATTGCTTAGTAACAACAACATTTTGTACATCTGGAAGATTTTGAGTTCGAACTGTCTTCTTACCCATCGTGGCAGTCCACATTTCATAAGCATCGGATGCTGGTGAAAGAATTACGATTGCATATTCCTTATCTGCTTCTAAGTAAACAGGAGATGGGAATTTAATGTTTGTTGGTACTGGTTCAAATGGATTTGTCGTATTGATATTAATATCATTTGGATTTAAAGCAATTTGTGTATAATCTTGTACTAAGAATTGAGTTGGAGTTCCCAATTCAACAGTTCTAAGTTCAACAAAGACTTTTGCACTAGGATCTTTTGAAGCAAAATACAGATCGAATGATGTTAGGAATGCACCTCTTCCATCAACAGTAAATGATTGTGCTAATGGATCTCTATGTGTTGCTTTAACTTTTACATCAATATCAGTTGCTTTTGCTGCTGGTTTGGGTGGATTTCTAACAGAAACTCTTGATGTCTCTTGTGTTAGAATAGTTCCAGAACCACTATAACTACCAATAGCTTCACTAGCAAATCTAGTAGAACCTGGAACTGGAGTTACGCCAGGTGGAACTGCCGTAACTTTGACAGTTTTTGTTCCACTTCTAATCTTCGATGGTGGTGGTGGATTGCTATTTGGATCTCTGAAGAAGAAGTTAGCAACAATATCACCCCAATTATCTGAGATTAATTCTGCTCTTGTGATTGTTGCAACAGCACCACTAGTTCTTCCAACAACAGTACATCCAGCAGTTACATATCCATAATATTTTTCACTTGTAGAGAGAACTCTAACTCCGAAGTTAATTAATCTTGATGTTGGTGAATAAGTATTACTAGGTGCTGTTCTTGTTCTATCATAAGGATCAGCACTATACTCCTCAACTAAAACAGCAGGAGATCCCAATCCAGATCCAATATCTGGACGACCTGTGTCGCCAAACTTATGATTTGGTTTTTGAACTCTTATGAATCCAACTTTTCTACCAGAGTCAAAAATGTCAGCATCTTCAAATACCTGGAATGTTCCAGATTGCATTTGAATTTCGCAGAGTTTTGGAACAATATCGACGGTTTGACTATCAAGAGACAAATAATGTTTTGTAAATGGTCTTAATCCATTAGCAGCGAAATAAACATTTCTAGAACGCATGAATGGATCAACATCACCAGAAATTTTTACATCTTCTACATAATTAAATTCTCTTGATGGACCTGTGAGTTTTGGTGTATATGTTGTAGTAGTTGTAGTTGTAGTTACATCACGTTGTTTCTTCTCTCCTCTTCCACCACCTTTTTTGTATGTCTCTACTCTGGTATCAACAGCAGTGTTTACATTTGCTTCCTGTACCCAATTAGCACCAGTGGATTCTACTCTATGATCATCAATATAAATTGTTCTTACCCAGTTATCAGATGCTGGATCTAATTGAACTCCACCAACAAATACAATAACATTGAATGGATTGACATTTTCAACATCAGTTGCGTGTGGTTGATTAATCCAGTCAACTTCCGTGTAAGCGAGTGTTAAAAGATCACCAGTCTTTTGAATATTTGGATCGAGAAGTTTTAAGTTCTGACTCAAATCTGCTTTTGTTTTATCAATTCCTGGATTGAGTGCTAATTCAGCATTCATTGACCAGAAATCGACAGGAGAAATTGCAGCACCTTCTTCTCTACTAATATCAATAGTAGTCTCTGCTGGGTTTGCTAATGATTTGTCTCTAAAATCACTAACAATAAATCCACTCTTAAATCTATTAAGTCCTTGTGCATCAGTAACTTCAAGAGTCTTTGTACTCAATTCGAGCATTGACAAACTAGTTACTTCTTCAAGTTTCTCAATTCTTTCTTCCAGTTTCGCAATGTCACGCATTGTGAATCTTCTATTATCACGAAGAAGAACAGAAGATTCTTTAATTGGATTATAGAGATATGCTTTATATCTAATTTGAGCAATCTCCATAGCATCATCTGCAAGAACAGGTGCTTCTGGATTATCGCTAGATTCACCTTGAACTACTTCAATCTCACCAAGACGATTCAAAGTTACAAGGTCAATTCTTGGTTGATAGTAACTATAAGAAATCAATGAAGACTCATCTGGTGATATGATGAAGTTATAAGTGGATTCATATGATCTGCTGCTAAATGAGAATGGTGAAGAATTTGTAGTTGAGGGATTAAACTCACTTACTCTTGGTCTAAAATCAAGAGTATCAGATGCTCTTGTACCACCCTCAATTCTTGGAATATCATTTGTAAATCTATCTTGTGTGTAGGAATTTACAGTGAACAAATCTCCACTGTTACCTTCACCAACCTTATAGTAATCGTAAATTATAAGAAGTTTTTTGGAGGGGACAGCACTTCCTGCTTTCCTCTTAATTCTAGAGTAGTCGCAATATTGTCTTCTATGACCTTTATCTAGATTATAGTTTGGAGTTCTATCAACATAACTTCCGTTTGTAACTAACTGGATAACAGCATTGATTGAAGAATCCTTGAAGGAAACTGTTTCACCAACTTTAAATCTATTCTCATTTCTATAAACAAATTCAATCTCTGTTGCAGTTTTATTGACTACTTGTGCTACTGCTCTACTATCTCTACCAACAATTTTTTCACCAACTATAGCATTAGTATCTAATGACAGTCCAGTAGCAAATGTCAACTTGTCAAGAACAGGAGATGAACTATTAGTTGATTCATATACTGCACGAACACTAACTACATCAGGAACGTTGAGTGAAATTTCATCATCCTCAACTCTAAGACCATAGTAGCTACTTGTGCTTAAACCTGTGGCAGTAGATACACCACTTGTTCTAGTTACGAGTAATTGATTACTTCTTACAAAATTCTTAGTTTTGCTAGTAAGACTTCTCTTTCTGAGAGTAGCATTGACTGTTACTCCTGTTTCTCCTGGGAGAAGACCATTGAATGTTACCGATGATCCATTTGCTCCAAGAGTAAATTGATCGCTAGTTAAATTCTCAACAGTTCCGTTTGAATATGTAATTGTATATCTTTCAGCATCAAATGTTTCGTAGAATACGCTGGTTATACCAGACGCTACATCAATAACATCAGACAAGTTTATCGTCAAATTACCAGTTGAGGCATTTGTAGACTGATTGGTAATTTGTTTTGTGATGATTAAATTTGAATCTGCAAGATCAACAGAAGAGACATTTGATTCTGGAATATCGGAATATAGACCAGAACTTCCCAAATTGATAATTTTGGGACTCATTATAGAAAACACAGACTCTGTTGAAGATCCTGGTAAAGCACCGGTACAAACACCAACAATTGCTGTTGAAGTATCAAGTGCTGCAAGTGATAAAATGGAACCATCAGCACTAATTGATTCAACTCTGTTAAAGGTTGGTAGAGAACCTCCACCAATTTGATATCTGATGATTGAATCTGTTTTAATTCCAGTTACACCAGAGAAAAATCTTCCAGGTGATGTTGCTTCTCCAGAAGGATTGACGTTTAATTTATCTGTAATTGAGAAATTTGCTAATCTCTTTGGATACAAAATAGCATCTGCGATAAAATCACTACCAAGATTTACATTCAGAGAATCTGAATCTTGATATACAGATTTAATATCCTCTACTCCAAATTGTTTTAATGATGTGATAGCAACTTTGAGTTTTGGATTTTCATTAATTATAACCTGCTCACCAGTAAGGAATGTTCCGGAAGTTTGTGACAAGTTAAAAATACTATTATCACCATTAAATCTTGATTCCAGATATCCCGTTGCTCCACTAGATAAACCTCTTACAAAAGAAGATGTTGGAGCATCTGCTGTTGTATATGACTTTGCAAGAGAAAGTCTTGTATAGGTTTGAATATCAAAAAGATACAAATCCCACTGAGTAGATGCATTTGTATATGGAGCATCAGATACTCCATACCAATAAACTCTTGCATCACCAATTTTTTCACCAGTTCCTGCATTTGTGACACTGGTATTTCTTCTTCTATTATAAAGACTTATTGTATTATTATTTCCACCAATACCCAAATATGGAGTTCCATAAACATTATTAACTCTCAACAAACTTCCCATTGCAAAGGGAATCAATGCTCCATCAACTCTTTTTGTTGTTCTTGGTTTTGGAACATCAACTACGGTAGATCCTACCAAATCAATATCAAATCCTTTAACATAAGCAGTTCCTGCCGATACCTTGATCGACATTAAGTCGTCGGTAGGTGTATTACCCTGCTCAGTTTTTTGAGATTCAATATAAAGACCACCATTTCCAACTTCATCATTTAAGGAATTGAATACATCTACTGTAAATGAATCAACGGCATAGTTTCCGGACTCTTCAAATGTTCTCTTTGCAAAATAATCTTTTATAACACTGTAACTAGACTTATCCTGTAATTTTTTAATCTCACCATTATCAATCTTAACTAACTCAACAAAGTTAGTATCATCATTGTCTGTAAGTTGTTTTTTGGAAAGTTTTACACTGATCTTTAATCTATCTGCACCTGGTGCAGCATAGTTTGTAAAACCTTTTGCATTATCATTTAATGATTCATCATCATCGGAGGTAACAATTTCCTCCAAAATATCAAAACCGACACGATATGATGGATTTGTATCATATGGATCAAGAACTATTCTTGAAGTTGGAACATCAACAAATACTCCTCTAATGAAGTATACACCCTGCGCTACACCTACAGCATATCCAGTAGCAGTGGAGTTTGCTGAAAGGAGAGTTAATACAGTATCTCCACTATTTAAAGTAGTATTTCCATAAGTTATATTACTTTCTAATGCAAGAATTTCTCCGTCTTCAAATTCTATCGTCTCACCATCAGCAGCACCATCACGATATTTGATAAAGATAGTTATCTCCTCCACCCCTTCTGCAGGAGGAAGCAAGTATCCTTTAATAGTGCCAACAACCGATGAGTTTTGACCTACTAACTTTGCACCTCTACCACTATTTGCACCAACCAAAGCATCAAGATATACTGTAATATCAATGCCCAAATGATCTGGATTTACCTTAACTGTTGTAAAGGCATTATCACAAGTAACTCCACCAGGAATTACCATAGACCCTTCTTTGAAGATATGACTTCCGAAGGATTCTATTTGATTCTGTAATATCGACTGAAGACCTGTTAACTCCCTTGCCTGAACAGGAAATCCAGGTTTAAAGAGGACTCTGTAAAAATTATCCGCCTTGTCAAAGTCATCATAATAAGGGTTTACGTTAAGGTTAGTCTTTTGTGGCATTTTTTAAAATTCCAGTATAATTTTTATGTCTTCTTTTTGGCGCAAGTTCCTAGAAATACTAGGTCTGTTGTCGATGTAGATCACATCTCCTGACCCTTTATTTATCTCAGGAGACGCCAATCCATTTGTGAAGTTGACGCCAAGATTAATTAACTTAGTTCCAGTTGGATTGACTTTATTATCTGTGAATGTTGTATCGATCGCTGCTACAAATCCAGAAGACCTTCCAGTAATTTGATTTGCAGATGATTCAAAAGAATAAACATTTCCATTTGTGGAAATACCAACATAATCTTGCTGATCAAGAGTTGTTTGGTTATAGTAAAGAGATCTATCTCTAAAATACTTCAGAACCTTTGTCTCATTGTCCCAAGAAGCAACATAACCATATGCTCTACCATTACCATTCTGAACAACTTGTTCGATTTTCTCACCAATAGTTGGTGTTCCGCTAATAGAAGATAATTTTAAGGAATAGAGTCCAGTAAAAGTACTTCCAGTGTAAATTCCAGTAGATCCTGTTTCAGTTGGATTTTTTATAATTGAAACCTGAGCAAAACTGGTATCAACTGGAAAGTCTTTTGTAGAATCATCAAATCTAGCATATACCAAAACTCTGTCAGTTCCAAGTTCTTTATAAATATCGAATCCATGACCATTGGATGGAGGAATAACAGGGATAAGTTTTGCGCTAGTTCCTGTTGTATTTGAATTTATAGGACCAAGATCTACAAGAGCGTAAGAATAATTCTTACCGCCAGATGTTACAACAGTATTTGTTATTGTTCCACTTTCAACATCAACTCTAACTCTTCCACCAGTTCCATCACCAATGATGTTTAATTCTTGCCCAAGCCCATTAGCATAGTTTTCTCCTGCCGTGTCAATATAAACAGTTTTAATTTGATTATTATTAACAGTTGAATCGGCAGATTCTCTAATCGCTCTTATTTGAGAATCTGTTGAGCTTGACCAATTATTTGGTACAGTTATATACTCAGTCGAATCAAATTTGATTACATCACTTGGAGAAATGGTAAACAAATACTTCCAAATATATCCATCACCACTATCGCCTGCCCTAGAAGGTTCTAAGTCGGTGAAAGTCGGTTGATCCTGTGATATATTCCCTTTTGGGTTGGTTCCATCAGAACCATTTTCAATACAAATATAAACCCTATAATCATCATTCATTACATAGTAATTTGCATCATATAGTCTAGATGCATTTGATTGTGGGCTTGGATTAAGGATGCTATAATCATCCCTATACATTTCATATCTTTTTCCTGGTTCCCATACTACCTTTCTAATAATTCTTCTAATATTAGATGAAGATATTTTCTTACCGTATAAAACAAGGTCACCAAAATGACCATCATTTGAGAAATTATCAATAGGTGAGGGAGTTTGGGTATTCCAATCACTTGTTCTACCAAAACCAACAATTGTAGGATTTGGTAGACCGACAGTAACGTAATAAGAGTTAGAAGATGACTCTACTGACTCTACAAAATTACTGGCGTTCAAAATTCTAAATTGATCAGTAACAATTGCTGGCATCGTTAGACTTTTTTATGTATTTATATGGTGTTATGGTAGGTTAGAGAACTTCCTTATAGCGCCACTCTCTCTAAATCCAAATGTTCTTCTTTGAATCGTTGGGAAAGTAGATAATCCAGAATCAACTGTCAATCCAGTTACACCAATAGAAATTGGATTTGTTCTGACATCGTAGTTGTAAATTCTACCCCATGATATATTTCCAAGAGGAAGTTCTGTTGAACCAGTCGTTGATATTCCAGCAATATTACTAGAAGAATCGACATTACAAATCATTTCTCCTCTTGGACCAAAGTTTGTTTTATTTTCTACAATATAGACATTATCTAAGAAAGTTGTTCCAATACCAACAACAGAAGAGTCTGAACCATTAACTGAGGTTACTCCATCACCAATAGTTGTATTGTAGACGAGTATTGGATAACCATCTTGGAGGTCATTTGCATCAGAGGAGTTTGAACGGAAGAAGAATTTCAACGCTAATGGGTGACCACCAGTTCCAGCAGAAGTTGTAATTCCAGTAATGATTCCACTAAATCCTTGGATATTTTGTATACCAGTAATCAATTCTTTTGATGCTTTTGGAGTCTCAATGATTACTTGTGGTGGATTTGTAAACGTATATCCAAATCCAGGATTTGTAATTGTTACAGATGAGATGGTTCCACCGCTGATTGTTGCTTCTGCAGTAGCAGTCGTACCAATACCAACTCCAATTCTGGAAGGAGCAGATATCTTCACAGGCAATGTAGATCCTGTGTAACCAAGACCAACATTACTTATGGTTATTGCAGATATCGTGGATGCTGCTGATACTGTTGCAGTAAATGCCGCAGATACTGGTTCATTTCCACCAACTATCAATCCACCAAAAGTATTAATTACAAATCCATAATTATCTTCTTCATAATTGAAGAATTCTGCATCATCAACAAAAATATTTGATGTATCTGAGTTAATATCACCAATAATTTTTCCAGTAGGATATACAAAAGGTTCAATGGAGTCTCTAGTCTTATAAACAACATCTCCTTTAATATATCGATCAATTTTTTGTTTGATCCATTCAATTGGTCTGAAATCTACATCATCAATTCCATTTCCAACATAGATATCCGTCTCAATAGTATCTGAACCAAGAATATCTACAATTACTCTGGATCTCTCTTGGTCAGGTGTTAATTTCTTAAATGGATTCTTTCTAACATAAACTTCGTCACCAATCTTAATTGTTTCATTAACATCAATTATGGAGACATCAACGCCATCTTGTCCAAGATAGAAGAATATATCAACCTTATCAGAAGTTCTTGGTGCTCTATCAAATACAAATGATGTTCCACCTTCAAACGTATATGAATATTTTGGTTGCTGTAATACACCATTAACAAATATGAGTAATAGTGCATCAAGATCGATATTTGCAGATAATGGATCATTAGTATCAATTTCAAAACTGAGCAATTCTCCATTGTAATATAATGGGAATCTTCTTCTTGAACCATCTTGCAAGAATCTAATACTATCGATATAATCCATTTCACCGAAAGACCATGCTGAGAAGAAATCATTAAATGTTTCTACAACTTCAAGTTTAAATTCTTGAATTGGTTCACTTAATCCAGCAGCGGTAACCAGTCCAACTGGTTTAAATACATCACCTTTTTGGAATGAATATCCCGATCTAGTTATTTCAAAAGACTCTACCAAGAATAGGGTAGATCCAATTCCAACATTTGAAGCAGGACCTATCTTTACATTCATGAGAAGATTGCTACCAGTATCAGTTGTAGTACCGACACCTACTCTTGAAATTCCAACAACTTCAAGATTTTCATAAATTGGTTCGGGTAATTGAATGTATGGTTCAACATATCCAGACCCACCATCATTAACTGTAAATGAGAGTGATCCACCCGCCCCAACAACAGCAGAAATACTTGCAGGTGTTCCACTGTGATTTGGATCTGTAACTGCAACAGATACTGGATTTCTGTATCCAGATCCATAATTCAAGTCATACCATGGGAATACTGTACCAAATCCAACATAAGAGTGTGGTAAAGTACTGGTGCCAACATTTGCAGTGAAAGTTCTTGCAGATACAATTCCTGTAATATCGTAAGAATACTGAAGTTCATCCAGTGGGAAGAAGGATACTATTCCTGCACCTGATGGGCAGGTAAATCCAAGTCCAACAAGTTTAATTCTGTCTCCACCAACAAAATTATGATCCGAAGGCGTAGTTATTTCAATCAAACCAGTCTCATTATCGTACAAAGCAGTGCTAATTGACTGTCCAGGACCAGTGTATGATGTTCCAGTGACACTGAGAATACTTCCAGACCCATCAAGATTTGCTCTAACCTTTGCGCCAAATAATGGAGCATATCCAAGACCAGGTGTAGAACCAAGAGAAACAATCAGACCACCTCTTGGAAGTTGATTTTGATTAATATCAAAATCCGATTTGATATAGGTTCCATCAGTTGATGTGATTCCAGTAAAGACTACACTAGAAATTCCAGCAACATTATCATTTTCAAATTCATAGTTATTGCCAGCGTTATTATTAGTTGTTGGTGTTTGGAATACGCCATTGATGAATAATATTCCATTTCCAATGTCAATACCAGAAGTGTTTATACCCTGAACTGTCATTGTATAAGTTTTTCCAATTCCAGTAAATTGATCTGAAATATCATCAAAAAGAATATTTGTATCATAATTTGATCTCAGGAAAGTTCTACCAGAATATTGTGCTCTTACATATGGAAGATTACCTTCGTCTCTTCTTGCTCTTGTATTACCCTTTGGAGGGTCTGCAAAGAATACTTGATTACCAACAATATTAAATGAACCTCTGTAAACTTGAACATTAGCGCCATCAATGTGGGTTGTTGCAGTGCTTCCAATAGACGCCCTGACAACAGAAACAGTTGGGAACGTTGTAATTCCACTACCATTAATAATACCCTGTATATTTCCACCAGTATTTGAACTTAGACCAACATCAACAACTTTCATAAACTCGTCGTCAATCTTCAATAAGTCTCTAAGTTGGATGGAAGAGATTCCACTGAGATTGAATGTCGAAATTCCTGCACTAATCGAACCACCATTGAATTGCAAGGAATGTGAGGTTGGGGTATATGTTACTGGTTGTTGAACAATACCATCAAGAGAAATGACAGTTTTAGTCAATTTCTTAGTCATTTCCAATTTGTGTGCATTACCAACACCAACATCAGTAAATGTAACTGCTATTCCAAGATTTGCATACTCTTTCTTTGTAGATAATTTGAAAGTATTTGGCGTAATAGCAATAGGATACACTCTCTCTGGAAGTCTATCAGTCACTACACCAAGATAGTTTTCGGTAGATCCGATACCCATCGCACTTCTACCAATACCAATAAACGTTGAGTCTGGTCTATAAATCAGTTCTTCTCCTGTATTGAAGAAGTGTTCGTTAATTGTAAAGACACCAGTCTGCAGATTTACCGTTGTAGAATCTGATGGAGAGAATACTTTCTCATAGATTGGTCTACCTTCATGATTAAGTGTAAAGTTAACTTTATTTGCTCTTGTTCCGTTTATACCATCATAAGCAGACAAGAATAATCTTTGACTGGAATTGCCATATGTCAGTATACGTGGTTCATTATCAAAATCACTGTAGGTGTATAATACTTCATTTAAAGATTGAACATGAACATTATCAGATGTTGAATCTGGATAGAAGTTCAAGTAGAAGGTATTTCCATCAACTTCTGTTCCAAATGTACCAAGACCAGATACTGTATTTGCTGGCGCAAAAGGACCAGGTGTTACAACGAACTGGTCATCACCCTGTACTAGCGAAACCTGATGGATGGCAGAACTACTTCCGCAGGAAGTTCTTACAAGAGATGTTACAGATGTAATTCTATTAACATCAAATGTACCAACTCTAATTGTGTCGATACCAACTCCAATCGTAGATTCTAGTCTTGCACTTCTTTCTGATCCAGATGGTTGTCCAGATAACAAGAATCTATATGTTCCTATTCCAGCAGAAGTGGCTCCAAATCCAACAATGTTCGCTCTAACATCTAATGGAGTGTTTCCATCATTAATAACACTAAATGATACTATTCCTGAAACTGAGTTATAGTATGAAGTTAATATACCAACTGATTCGGAACTGTACGATCTGGATTCAGTGTCAAAATAATATTCACTGAGATAAGTAGATCCTCCATCAAAAATGAGGGCCGCCTCAACATAATTAACATCTCTTGTAATCTTATCTAAAATCTCAACGTTTGCGAACAATCCATTAAAACTACTTGCAGAGAATTCTGCAATAGTAGATGTACTAGTAGAACCTATCCCAATAACATTTGAACCAATAAGATCAATAGAACCAAAAGATTCTGTTCCAAGTCCGGCAAATGATGAAGAGAATGACTTCTTCAAAATTTTGATGTCATGATCTCTATCGTAAGGATCAGTTGGTGTGAATATTAGAGTCTTTCTTGAATTATCATCAACGTTTGCACTAAATTCTCCAAGTTTTACATCAGTAAAGTTGGTATACTTTTCAAATATTACGGAATCCAGTGACGTTGTTTGTAATACAAGTTCTGATATTTGTGATTGTTGAGTATCTGGATCGACTACTTGAATCAAATATCTTACATGCGTATCGGCAGTGTCAATTTCTTCAATCTCAACAAAAATATCAGAGAATCCCTTACTTGAGAATCTACCACTAATGTCATCATGAATTAAAACTCTATTAGTTCTACATTCAGTGTAATCTGTAAGACTTCTATTTTGTATTTGTAAGAACTTAGATTGATCTGGATTGGTTCTTATATTATAATCTACAACATTGTCAAAATTGTTAATAATATCAACTCTTCTTTCATTAACAACATCAAGAACTACAATACTTTGTGATGTTCCACCAAATCCAATGGATGCATTTGCAGTAGATGTAACTCCAACATCAACAAAGTTTTTTAGTCCAGCTGGATGAATAATGCTGTTAACTGGACTTGAAGATTCTTCCCAAGTTATTGGACTCTTAATTGAGTAAGATAAGTTCTGATAATAATCATTATTTGGAGTTACTTGGTAATCTTCACTAATCTTACCTATGTCATTTCTCCAACCAATGTTGGACTTGGATGAATAATCAATTTTAAATCTTGCTCTATTTTCAGTGATATCACCTACATCAGCAACAACACCACTAACCTTTCCTTTGATTTGGTCACCTTTTTTGAGGTTATATCTTCCCTTGATCTTAATGTAATCATCCCTTACTTTTGTTACGATTACATCTCTCTCAAAGAACCCAGTTCCAGTATTAACAAATAATTGTTCATTCTCTGAGAAGACACCTCTCTTCTTAATTACATTAAATTCGGGATATTTATCTTTTGCAATGATTGTTGCATATCCAGATTGAAATGTTTTTGCTATTCCTGGATTGGTTGAAAGACCGACTCCATTTTCATCAACGATGGAGAACACAACTCTTGCTGGATTTGTATTTTGATACGAATCCACAACGAAGAATCTATAATCATAGTTCTCAGAATTATATCCTGTTCCGGAACCTACCAGTTCAATTCCTTCTACAAAAATTTCATCCCCAACATTGAAAACATTCTCATTAAATCCTAAAATTGGAGTTTTTAATGTGCAAGTTGCAATTCCAGCAGTTGCTAGGATAGAACTAATACCAACACCATTAGAATTATTGATAGAAATTATTTTATGTGGTTCCGAATCAAGACCAAATATTGGTGCTATTTGTTCAACTTCGGACACTGATCCATTCGGAGCACTTGCTATCAAAGTACTACTATCGACGACTGTTTTGCTGGTCTCATTCCATAACAACAAATCAGGTGGATTTAGATATTGAGTTCCACCAGAAATAACTTCTATTCGATCGATAACATCCAAGTTATCAACCTCAACAATTGGAGAAACAAATGCTTCTGGTCTTAAAGTTTTATCGGAGGAATAATTATATCCAATATCTTTTATTCTGATATTATTAATATTACCAATAGAAGTTGAGACTGCTACTACATTAGCACCAATACCATCTTGACTGGTTACACTAGAAAACTTAGGAAGTTTCTTGAAGTTGAATCCTTCGGATATAATCTTTACCTTACCGATAGAACCATTAATTGCAGAAGAAGATTTTGTTGTATATTCAAAAACATCAGTATCATCTTTATGATAAGATAATACTGTTGGAACTTTAAATGGTGAGAACTTAAATGAACTTGTTGATATGCCAAATATCTGATAAGTTCCATTATACTCACTATCTACAAAATTAATTTGAGAATAATTTGATACATCAGTATCCGATGTGCTAATATATCCAGAACTTTCTAGTGTATAGAAGAGTTTGGAAGGAACATTATCAGAATAGTTAATTGAAAGAGATGCTCCCGAGTATCCAGCAGTACCTACTCCAATTACATTAAAATCTCTACTATCGGAAGAACTTACAAAGTTACTCTCAAATTCCTTCTCACGGAATAGTTTGAGGGAATATCCTCTCAATGAAGAGTCTTCTAGATTAAAGGTTAATTTAGAATTTTTAACTACATCAATCTTTGGATTAATTAAAGATATAACATGATAAGTTCCACCTATTCCAGTAATATTAACATTATTCTCATGTAAAGAATTTGTTTCGTATTTTGTCTCTGCTAATCTGAAAGTATTAGTAGTATCTTTAATTACATAATAAGAACCTGTATTTAATCCAGCAGCAATTTCAGAACTTTCATAGTAAACCTTATCTCCGGTATTATAACCATGACTTGAAATTGTGATTGTGCTGGTAGATGTGTTTATCTTGGAAGAATCAAATCCTACTGGATTTACCAATACTTTATGATTTGTATTTTCTAATTTTAAAGATAGTGATCCAGTGGTTCCAAGTCCAACAGATGTATTTGGTTTCATTACGAACCTAATACTATCACCAGTGCTTAATCCATGTGATTGACCACAACTTACAGTGGTTACAACCCTATCAATACTACCAGTTACTTGACTGAAGTTTGATGTAAGTAAATATTCTGAGTTATCAGATCCATCACTATAGAAGAACAGACCTTCAGTATTTGTTGTAAGACCAACTTGTGTTGTTAATCCAATATAGTCCTTACTCTTGTTGATTACATAAACATCAGAAGAAAGTGTAAATGTATCTGGAATAAAGAAAGTATTTGAAGAAGTATCGTCAACACCTGCGATTAGAGAATCTACTCCAGCAGTACTAGTTTTTGTAAATGTAAGTCTTTGACCAGTTTTGAATGGGTGATTTGGCAGATATATGCTTCTGAAAGGTACAGATACTGTCTGACTCACATTACCAACAGTAAATGATTTTAGAATGGCTCCGCCACCAGTTGTACCAACACCAACAGAGTCTTTGGCATTGAAATAAACTAAATCATCACGCTTTGATTCAAATTCTGGTGTTCTAACAGGAATAGTTACTTTATCACCAATTACGGTTAATTGACTTCCAAAGGTATGTGCAACACCACTAGAACCTGCTCTCTTAACTCTCAGTACACCATTTTGATAATCATTGAGAACAGTTAAAAGTTCTCCGCCGAGAGAAGATTGTACATAAATTTTACCACCGATGGAAACATTTGGTCTAGATGATACAAAGATATCTTCTGAAATTCCCCCTGTTACTGCAGAATAGGAACTCATTGTTCCAGCAAGACCAACAGTCTCTGATGAGAATCCTATCTTCTTACTTCCAGAGAGATAGAGAATAGAAGTGGAAAGACCGCTTACCAATACCGTATCATTATTATTAACTTCAAAACCATCTCTGTAATATGCAGAAACCTGTCTATCCGTGTCCCACACAAATACACAAGAACTGTAATTATCGAGCGAAGTATCAATTCTATTTACATCTTTTCCTACCAATTCGGATACTTCTGCTCTAAAACCGGTTCCACCTGTTCCTTCCTGGTTAAAATTGACACTATCTCCAATTCTATATCCAGAACCACCATCAACTACCTCTACATCATCAACATATCCCTTTGTAATGGATTCTACAACAGAAGTTTGCTCAAATAATTCATAAGATTCTATAATAAAATCATAATCAGCATCTTGGTCATTAACTTTATAAGGATAAGTATTCCTTGTGAGTGTAGAATTGTTAAAGTCAAACGTTTGATCTAATGTATAATTGTCTTGGATTACATTTGATCTAAAAGTATTTCCAACGAAATATGGATAAAGTGGTTCTAACTCATTTGTTGTTGTACTGGTAGTAATACCAGCAAAATAAGCATAGATACCATTTGGAAATTCTGGCGTTTTACAGAATCTTCCATTATGCTTATCCAGATCACCACCTGTGTAACTATAATCTTCGATAAAGAATCCTGGTGCAAAAGTTGAAGTTGATGGTCTATCTTCAACGCCACCATGGTTTAAGGAATAACCTGGATTAATTATTTTTACACCAGACTGAATATTATCTGGGTCTGAATAACCATATGGACCATAGATTGGAATTCCATCATATGCCCATCCAATAATTGGAGAGTGTAATGAACCTAATGTGTCATCATAACTATCTGCCAAATCTTCAGAGTATCCATAAATTCCATAAACCAATGAGTCATTCTTTTCATTCTTATGAAGATTTGAAAATATTTTAGAACTTCTATTTCTAGCGTAGTCACCAAACCTCTTAGCATCATTTACTGTAAGATCTCTAACTCTTACTCCAAATATTGCACCACTACCCCTTGCATCTGCATATACACTAGTATTACTTGGATCATACCCAATTCCCGAATTGATTACAACAATGTTCGTAATACTTCCATTTTGAATAGATGGTCTTAAAATAGCACCAGTACCACTTCCAGTAACGACGATTTCTGGAATTGAGTAGTATTCGGATCCTCCATTAAGAACTCTAACATCAACAATTCTTCCATTAGAAATGATTGGTTTGAGTTCTGCATTCTTTCCAGTTTTAATGGTTATATTTGGTTTTTTGTGGAGATTTAAAGTAGTTGAACCATACTGTGTTCCTTTTTCATAGAGATAAGAACCAATAATTTGACCAGTAACAATTGGAGTAAATACAAACTCTCCACTAAACGTAGAACCATATGATACGTTAGTAACTACTCTAATTGGAGGATACTCAAATATTTGATAACCACTACCAGTAGATTCGAATTCTACATACTTACCTCTTGTTAAATCATTTGTTAAAGTTGCACCTACACCAACATCAATAAGTCTAAATGAATCGGAATTAACTTTAACTACACTATACTGATTACTTGTAGATAATCCGGATATAATAGTTCCAGATGTTGAGTAATTTACAATGTCTCCTGTATTAAATCCATGATTCTCAAATGTAATCAAGTCGTATTGTGTAGAGACTCCTGATGTACCAACCCTCAATTTCCTATGCTGATAACCAGAACCACCAGTTATAACATTAATCTTCTTTAAAGTATTTTGTGAAAGAGTTCTGAACTTATGAATTCCACTAGCAGAAGTTGCTGTTGAGAATCCAACCGTATTAATACCAGCAGCATGTTCTGCTAATGTATTGTAAAGTTTGATAGTTCTTGTATTAACAAATCCTGCAACATATCTTGAACCATTAATTAGATTTCCAGTAGTTACATTTGTAGTATCTCCAAAAATTCCAATTGGAAGAGGATCATTTCCATTTGGACTGTAAATTACTTCTTGACCATCATATAGGTTATGATTTGTAAAGAAAGTGATAGTTTCATCAGTAGTGTCTATTCCACCACCAAGTATTAATGCTCTACTATCAAATTCAACCTCTCTAAATCTTTCTCCAATGATTGGTTCTATAAGACAACCACTACCATTACCACCTTCCAGAGAGACTGAAACGACATTATCAATATCAAAATCCTGAGGATCGACAAAAACTTCTTTAACACTACCAGAGATAATTGGTTCAACCAGAGCAGTTGTTCCAGCACTAGGTGAAATGGAAATTTGTGGAGGATTTACTACATCATACCCATCTCCACTATTCAATACATCAAAACTTTTCAGTGGACCATAATAAATTTTATCTTTTGATTCTGGACTTGTTATCTCTACACCATCAATCAAAATACCAATATTACCAAAACTTCTGGTCTCATTCTTAGTTTGTGAAAGAGATTGTTGAAGTGAGAACTTTCTTAAAATAGAATTGGAAGATAAAGTTCTGTTTTCATGACGTTTTAAAGTAAATTTGTGAATTCCTGGATTCAAGTTTACACCAAATTTTGAATATTGGGGTTGACTTAAATCTGCTAAAAGTGATTTTGATGCGTAGAGTCTAATTTGATTGGAAGCAACAACATAAACATAATAATCTTCACCAGAAGATAATCCAGACAATGGATTTTCCGCAGTATATGTAATTACATCACCAGTAATAAAATTGACTGGTGATGAGAATTTGATAGTGGAATATGTTGTACCATCTGGGTCTAAGATAAGATTCGCAGATGTTCCATCGGGAATAGTAAATTCAACAATGTTATCTAAAATATTATATTCTGGAAGAGAATTGGAAGCTACGTATCCATAATTAAAATCATCTACATAAGTATTCAGAGTATTTGCAATATATTTTCCACTTCCAACGGAAAGATTGACACCAGAACTCTGTACTTTTTTAATCTTTCTACGAATATCATAATTTACATTTGGATTTGCAGTAAATCCTGACAGGTTACCAAGAATAATCTGATTTAATGAAGTATTAATACTACTAACAACAGCATCTGCTGCGACAATAGTATTGCTCTCTCTCACAAGAACATCAACATTATCACCCTCTTTTAAACTTGACTTATCAATCAGACTCGCAAGAGTAAATGTTGATTGGAAAATGGAACTAACTTTATATCTTGTACTTGTATTATAAATCCAAGAATTTGCAAAAACTTGTTTATATGTCTTATCTTCGTCTGTCGGATTTTCGATTACTTCTCCAACATTTTTAACAAAGATTTCTTCATCTTCTTCAATCAGTTTAATATTATTAACTTGCTCTAATTCTGAAAGTACACCCGTAATTCTTAAATCAACTCTCTTAGTTGTATCTCCATTCTCATATCCATAGACAGTTTCATCTAATCTTATATCATCACCAAGATTAATTTGTGATGTAACACCAGTGCATCCGAAGAATTGATTAATGCTCTTTGATGTATAGTTAATTGTATTATTACCGGAAATTAAAGTTCCAGACTCACTGAATCCGATTGTCGAATCGACAGAAATAATTGATGAACCTACGGATACAGTTTCAAGTGATTTTGAATTTCCTGGAATTGTAAAAGTTCCTTCGATTAAATCTCTATCGTTGTATCCAACAAATAATCCAAGTCTATAGTAAGTTCTATCTAATCTTGTGAATATTTCAACATCAGAAACTGATGCACTAGTTCCCGAATCATTAGATTTGGTTATAGTTTGCCCTTCTAATTTAAACGGATCTCCTGAGATTGCCTCTACTACAATAAGTTCTCTTCTGATATAATCAGCAGAAGAGGGTTTAATCAATCTTCTTTCCAGATCCAATACAATGGCATCTACGCCATACAAAACTTTAAAAAGAATTTTTACCGATTCTTCAATACCTTTTGATTGATAAAAATTTCTTGCGTGCTTAATGAAGTTGCCAACATTAAGGTCCGATACAAAATCTCTATCCTCAAATCCAGGAGTAAATGTTCTTTTGAGTTTTTTATAAAACTCTTGTAAGAAAATTACACTGAGATTCTGTACACTTGTTGTTGCTGTATGTGATACTGCTGAAGAATCTGAGAATACTACATTCTGCCTATTTACGTTTCCAGTGAAACTGGTAGTTCCGGAATCGTAACCAGTTACTGCACTGAAACCACGAACACAACCAGTAAAAGTATTGCCACTGATTCCCGTGTAAGTAATAATCTCATCATCAATTTTTAAGAGACCATATTCTTCGGGGAATCCCTTAGTGGAAGATACTGTAATTGAAGTATCGCTATCACTAATGTTTGAGGAGAGAGTCGTGCTACCAACAACAACTTCTGGAATTAAGTTGTCAAGTTTAATGTAACGATCAAGATTATTGATCAAGTCACTAGGACTTCCCTGATATTCTTGGGAAATATAATACTGTTTAAAAAATTCTACTGCTTTTGGAAAATCTGCAACTATAAACTCTGGAAGTTGGCTCTCAATAATCTTATTGAGTTGCACTCTCTTCTCAAAATGCGACATATTTTATTTCCTCTCTAATGCTCCGTTGGAATAGCTTGAAGTGTAATAATCTCTTGTAAACGTGACGCCAGAAATATCCTCACCAGATGCAATAACATCTTTAACCATATTTATTGTACTATTTGGAACATTAAAACTGAGATAAAGGTCCTTCAATCCAACAACATCATTTGAATCTGGGAATGCTTGAATCTCAATAATATCATTATCAGCAACAGTTGATGTGATGTTAATTGTGCTAAGATTAATCTCTCCCTTCTCATAATCAACTGTTCCTGCATCTTTGGCAACAACTACTCTATTACCAGCAGAATCTTCTTTAACCAGTGAAAGAATACCAGTTTTTAATTCTAAAGCTTGTGGTCTATTCTGGAATATTGCACTTGCTTGTGTTGCGTTGGATATTGTATTTGCACCAGTGCCAACAGTAGGTGCATCTGTAATATAAACGATAGATGATTCCCCAGCAATAGTAAATCCAGTAGACTTAATGTTTAAACCATTAGGATTTACATGGAACTTATTTCCAAAGCACAACTCATATTGAGCAAACTGATTCTTTAATACCTTCAAATCTCTTCTAATCTTTACTTTTGTAATATTAGAAGTGATTGCATTATCAACTCTATCAATCAATTGAAGAACTTTACTATACTTAAATCTTCCTCCAAATTTATTCATATCAACATCTCTTGAATATGTTGTAAGAGATGATATTACATTTGTTCTCAAATCATCAACATTCGAGACTTGTGATGTATTGTAATAAACAGAAGAATCAATTTCCACATAAAGAATTTTAAGGTCAACAATCTTCTGATTGATTCCAGCAATAGAATATTGTTTGATTCTATTCAGAATGTTCTGCTTATCAAAGTCTGAGACATAGGTTCCATTCTTTGGTTTGATGCTAATCTGAACAGTTCCAAACTGTGGGGGTGATAACTCTTCACCACCTACAACAGACACTGATTCGGTATTTGGATAAATTGATTGAATGATTGCCTCATAATCACGTGCTGTAACTGCTCTGTATTGCGCTGAGTACAGTCTTGGAGCAAAATACTTAATCGAGGATATATTCTCAATATCACCACCATTAGACGCTCTCTGAATGGTGTTTACGGTAATTGAACCTGATGGTATAACTCTTACATTTGCTTGGTCTACAAAGTTACCTTGGAAGTCGAACCTGGATGGTCCATTACCTGCTTCACCTTCTGTTACGACGTACTTGACGGTGATGACAGAATTATTCTCTAACTCTCTTCCAAAGTATCCATCACCAAACAGAAGTTCATATCTCTCATCTTGAACTTCTTGAATGAGATAAATCTCAGAGGTGCTGTTTAGATTTAAAATATTATCAACTTTAAAATACTCTCTTCCAAGACCACTGTCATTAACACCCCTAACATACACAACGATTGTTGAAGTATCAATGTTTGGGTTATCAAGAATAAACCTTTGGTCGGCAGAATTATTTACAAGAAATTGCTTTTGAAGAAGTGAACCTTGATATACTGTAACTGGTGAAGAAGATGAACCAAATCTAGCAACACCATTTACGACGGTTGTAGTAATATCTTCCGAAATTGAGAATCTATATGAGGTATTATCAAACGATCCTACGCATACCAGACCCGCTTTAAGGGTGATGAAATTGCTTCCAGTAGTGGTAGGGACATCAAAGGTTATCTGTGCCCTAGAAGCGGTTTTAGAGCGGGGTACATAACCAATATTTCTTGCCAAAGAAACAACATTTTCCCTTACAGTTGCTGAATCTAAGAACGATTCATTGACTGTTAGGTTGGCATTAAACGAGTTAATGTAGGTATTATACGCTAGCGTATCAATTAGAACAGAGAAATTAGATCCTTCAAAGTCAAAATCCGTGAAATTGGAGTTTGCACGGAGATATGACTTAATCTCTGTCTTAATTTGATCGAAATCTAGGTTGGTAAATTGAGTAAAAGGCATTGTTTATCGGGTTGCCTCTAATATGAATGAAAATTGTTGCGACGGAATATCAAGACCAACGATATCAAAGATAACGTTTACGTCAAAACTGTTGTCATCAGGTCTTGGATCAACTTCAACCTTGAGATTTGTTACTCTTGGTTCATAAAAACGAACAGTATTGCGAATTTGGTCTTCAATTACAATGGCAGTACTGTAATCAACGAACTCAAATAGACTTCTACGAATATTTGTACCAAGAGTCGAGTTAAAAAAGCGTTCAGTTGGGATTGTTTCGACTAAATTGCGAACCGCTCTCCGAATTGAACGCTCATTTGTCAAGACAGGAAGGTCCTTTGTCACCGGATGGGGATCAAAGGACAAACTAATGTCTTTAAATGCTCTGGAAATCCTCTTGGATGCCATTGAAACGATACTTTTCGTCCAATTATTTATAGCACCTACCCAGAAATCTTCCCATAAAAGGGTTCTGTACCATAATCCCAGTCATCATAATCCTCATCATTACGAATCTTCTCATGAAGTTCGTTCTGAGTCTTAAAATCGTGCTTTTTTGGTGTCAAATCATCGTTTGCAATCTCACGAAGCATCTTTTGATGCTGATGATTTGCTAAATTATCCAAAAAATCACTGTTTGGTTGCATTGATCCATAGTCTGAGATGAGTTTTGTGGTACCCCACATCTCTCTCATGTAGTTTGCATCTCTATCGACAGGTGAATTACCCATTTTGCTCCTGATTTACTGCGAAATCAGAACTTTTAGAGGGGTTGCTATCCCTTAATCGTATTTATTGACATCAAAAAAGGGGCATAGTGCCCCCTGTATCAACCTTTACCTTGACCGCGATAAGGTTTACGTGCTTTATTGCGAGAAGACGCGGCATACTTAGTTCCGCCCCCAGCTCCCTGACGAGACTTCTTAGGAGGTCCAGGAATATAAGAGCTCTTATTCAGACCGACTTTTGCTTTTGCCATAATACTTTAATCGAACTTAGTGATTTTTGTTTCAATCTCCGAGGGATTTGGAGAACCCTTCTGATAAAACTCGATCGAAAGGTCCTCCATTATATCGAAGTATTCGTCCTGTGTCAAGTTCTTAAAGAGAACTTTTCCTTTATGGAGAACTGTATACTTCTCTGCCATTGACTCAGATTACTCGAGTTTTTTCGTGACCAACGCGAATGCGAGGATCACACCAAATCTCAAATCCTGCGTCCTTTGCATCCAGACAGAATGATACATCTTCTCCACACATGTCCTGAACCTCACCAGATTCAAAGACTTGCATCTTTGGTGCAAACCAAGGATACTTCATCTCATCATGCTCAAAGACACCATTCTTAATCAACAACCAACCAAAACCAGTGTAGTCAACAGTAAATGGTTTTGTACGCTTGGTAATACTCTCACCAGTCTCATGATTCATGACTCCACCATTGTTGCGGAAGTCATCCTCTTCTAACCAGTGTGCAACAGAAGTCGTATGACCATCTTCCGTCATATACCAACCAGCAGCAATGTCTTGATCCATCAGAACCAACTGATAGAACTTCTCTGTGTTAAACACAATATCGCTATCAATCCACAGTTGCCAATCATAGTTCAACTTACCGTCCCATGGTTTTTGGTCGGGTCCTCTGAGAACATTTGCACCTAAACACTTACAACGTGCAAAGTTTACCATTGAAGAATAATCTTGTGAAATCTGAATGCTTGCACCACTCTGTACAAGATCAAAACACAATTGCACAAAATTTTTGAGAAACGTGTATGATACTCCACGCCCTGGTAGACAGAAGACGACAGTCTTCCCCTTTACCATCTCTCTTGCTTTTGCATAATCCCACTCAGGCTCTTTGCTCACTGTGGGCGTTTTTGCCTTTACTGTAAATCCTTTTGTCATAACTTAATCAAGTTTGAATTTGAATCGATTCATTCCGAATCATAACGCATTATCTATAAGAAGTCAAATCACTCTTTAACTTCGGTTATTACGATACAATCACCCTCAACCTCCATGTTTACTAAGGTGCCTTCGTACCACCCAAAGTCATTCAATATCCATTCAGGTATCGTTACATAATACTCCCCAGTTATAGGATCAACCTCTACGGTCGTAAAATTTTTGTCCGGATTTTTTTGCATCTGAGGTATTTGTGTTTCCATTTTTGTTTTATATAGAAAAACTTTGAGTTCTATAAAGAGCTGGCAAAAGCAAGACTTTATAGCTTAGAGGGACCCATGGGTTTTATATACACGGCGGCGACCCCGCCCGGGCGGGCACGGCGGGGCACTGCTGATTCACGAACG